ACCTGTACCTTAGTTTCAGCCGTCCACTAGGCTGGTTCAAGTTGTTCACGGGGTTTACAGGCCCCGGCAGCGAACTACACGTCTATCTCGTAGATAGGTGCAAGGAATTCCCAATGAACGGAGGAATCCAATTCGCTACTGTTGAGGAGTGTACGAAGGCTCTCCTGGACTAACTCGTAGTCAAGATCGTACCTTTCCTCGAAAAAACAACCCAGCATTGCTGACTTACTTACTTGTTTGCTGACGCTCAACACCTTGTATTGAGCCTCTTTGTCAACATAGCTACCTGCCACAACCCCACCCATCTTAGACAAAACTACCTCGCAGTAGGTGTCCAACAATGGAACGAAGTGGTACGCATGCGAATTGCCGAGCATCATCGCTTTCACAACCTCTGGTTTATGTTTGGTTGTGGCATACCCAATCTTGGGGAGCTGTTTTCCTGGTTTTGCTCCAAGCACGTAAGTTTCCACACCGTCTACAACAGCTGGCCAGAACACACCAGAGCAAAATTCCGCCTTTGCTAACGAGGTGAGTACTTTGACCTTAGGGATAAATCCAAAATCGACCAGTCCTCTTTCAACTGTCTTTTTGATTTCCTCATGGGTCAGGCCAGCCTGGGCGACGCTTCTTGCCTTTACAATCGAAGTGTTATCGTCGCCGTGGACTGCTATCTTTCCAAACCCTGGTCCGAAGGTCTTGGTTAGAATATCAGCAGCTGTTAATCCTGTGTTTTGTGAGTTGCCCACGGACGTCTCTGTGTTGCCAGAGCACATGACAAAATCTGCCCTGTACTTGACACCGTGTCTAGTGTAGCCTACGATGTTCCGGTGGTTGTCATAAACGATGGCCGCGTCGCCAAAGTCATCCATCCCCGCTGCCGTAAAAGCCGCTCCTGTCATGTCGTACGGCCCTTTTCTCTGGGTACCGTCATACAATGACATGTCGACCTCGATGACAATGTCACCCGGCTCGTAGTTGTCGGCCATCCATTGACCGACGCGTTCGCCTGTAGCGCCTGACGTGTAGAAGAAGATCCCATCTCCATTCCACTGCTTAGCCAGGGCTTTAGCGTACTGCTGCACAAACGGACCTAGAGTCACGTTGGCTTCATCCGTGTCACCCTGAAGCGCTCTCGGGGTGTGGCCTTCGTAGCCGTCTGCTGTCGACTTCAGTAGCTTTTCTACTTTAACGAAGGTTTTGCGAATGAAGTTCGCGCGCTCAAGGGGTTGAGACTGTAGTTTTG